TTTTTTTGTTGTTTTGACTGTTTGAAAAAAGGCCGGTTTTTAGGCCGGCCGGTTTGATTGTTTTACGCAAAATACTCAGTAAATTCCTTACGCCAAATTTTTAACTCAGTGTTAAAAAGATCTTGTAATAAATCAAAGTTTAATTGTAGGTTTTTTGAATCGGACATAAACCTAATCCATAAACGCGAATCGATAACGATTAATCTTTCGATGTTTCTTTCTTTACACGCCGTATCGAAATAGGCATCGAAAAATAGATCTAAATTGGTGTTAAAAAACTCTTTTGTTAATTTTGTTGTGGTTGACATTTTTTGTTTGTTTTTGACTGTTAAAAAAAATTTGATATGCAAAAATACACATACTTTTTATAAATGCAAATATTTTTTAATTTTTTTTAACATTATTTTTCATCTACAGAACGACGGCCCAAAATATTTTATAGGATCAATTTTAAAAAAATTTGTTTCCAGGACACAAATTAACCCTATCTTTTTAATAGGATATTTTAACCCTACAATTTTGATATAACTTTTTTTTATTCTACCTTTTTGATAGAACTTTTTTTTGAATCCTAGAAAGCTGGGACGGCCCAAAATTAACCCTACTAATCCTATGGGACAAATAAACCCTACAAATTTAGTAGGATTTCCGAAAAACGCTGGGATCTGGCTGGGCTGGATTTTTTGACCTCAATTTAGAGATCCTTCCAGTTTCCGGTTAACCAAGCGTCATTCCCGATTTTAAATCGCCTAGAAAAAATTTTTTTTTCGGCCGACCGACCCGACCGCGGCCGCCGCCGACCGATTGTCTGTTTGAGCCGAAGCACGATTAATAAATTATTTATTTAATTTATTTTTAGATTTTTTTTGAGTTTTTTTTGTCATCATTTTGTTGACTTCAACGAAATGGTTTTGTACTTTATTTATTGGCATTTTGTCATAGTTTTTTTTTATACTATAGTAACTATATTACCTCATTATAATCTACTATAACCGAGATTTTTCCTATAATATTCAATGGAGTTTTGTTTGAGTATTTTTGGTATATATAGTTAGAATTATATGTAAATTTTACTATCATTTTGCATTGCCTTATATATGTATATGCTTATGTATGTAATTTGTATATGTATCTGCAAAAAGTCTGGTAGTTTGACTATATATTTTTGACAGTTTTTTTCAAAATATCAAACTTTCAAAAACGATTTTCCATTTTTTCAAAAACGATTTTGGTTTCATTCGACATTGCCCCTTGCCTCATTCGACATAGCCCCTATTCGACCCTACCCCTAATAAAAAAAGCCGTGACAAATTACCACGGCTTCAATACAGTCAAAAAACAATTATCTTTTTAATCCTTGGATTGATTTTCAATTAAATGTAGAATAGTTTTCTCCATTGTTAGTAATAAACCCTTTGATCTATAAACCTTCATTCTTATTTCCATAAGTTTACAGTGGGTATCTTCCGACATCATTACGTTCTTTTTCTTTATAGTCATAATCATTAATTTTATGCAAATATACATTATTTTTTATAAAAAACTATTTTGTTAAATTATTTTTTGTATTTTTACCAATAAATTATTTTTTCATTCAATTATACCCGTATGTCACAGAGAACAAGTCTTGCAGAAATTGTATTTTGGCTAATCTTTTTAGCCGATGCAACAAATATTACTGATATTCATTTTAGTTATTTTATCTTACCTGGAGTAATATCAGCAGTAGAATCATTATTAAGTAACTATTCAAAAAACAAAGAGAATTCTAATGATAATTACTAGTGATTTATTAGAATACTTACATAAAGACACCAAAAGACCTAACAAATATTTTCTTGAATTAATGGCAGTTAATGAAGTAGGTGGTTTTGAAATTATGTATAAAATAATTGAAATGGCTGATATACCTAATAAAGGTAAAATTAATACTAAAAAGAAAATTTTAAGATTAGAAAATATTTACAAAAACTTTTTAAACCAATTAAATGATTAAGATAATAGTAAGCGGAAGAGTTGGAAATGATGCTGAATTAAAGACAGTAGGCGATACGACTGTTTGTACATTTAGTGTTGCACATACCGAAAAGATATATGGCCCAACTCCTAGCGAGAAAACAATATGGGTTTCCTGCAATATTTGGGGAGAACGAGGGCCTAAATTAGCACCACACATTACCAAAGGTACTTTTGTAGTGGTAGAAGGATCAGGTACAGTTAATTCATATTTACAAAAGAATGGAGACCCTGCCGCTATTCTAAACTGTAAAGTTGTATCATTAGAATTTGGAGGTAAACCTAATGGAACGACAGAAAGTACTTCTGTAACAAATACTGGTTATACTAATCCTTTAAATAATCCAGTGGTACAAGAGTTAAAGAATCAATTAAATCTTGAAGAAGAACTACCATTTTAATTATGAACGCTGAAAGAAAAAAAGAATATAGAAAGGGAATGAATGACTATCAAAAGAAAAAGTATTTAGAATACTGCCGAAAACGATACGACGCACTCACCCCCGAGCAAAAAGAAGAATTGTTTGCTAAAAGAAGGGCTTATTACGAAGCGAACAAAGAAACAAGACGTGCATACCAGAGGGAGAGATACCATTTGACAAAAGAAAAAAGAAACAATTAACTTTGTAATAAATGCTTTTCTATTGAGTTGATTAGTTATATAGTGTTCTTCGTAACCAGGTGTTAAATGCCTGGTTACTTTTTAAAATCCATAATGAAAATGCCATAATATGGAAAACGAAAACAAAAGAGTTGTGTATTACCCCGACACTAAAGTTTTTATCAAAAGAATTATCGAGATTTTAGAATTGCACCAAAAGTACAATCCAGATAAGTATGGTGACTTGAATACCGATTTAACCAAATCTTATATAAGCCGTAAAAGCATTACTGTAACTATGCACGATGAAACTTTTGACAATCCATATTGTAAATTTCCTACTGAATGGTTGAAACTTAATGATGATGAAATTATGCTAAAGATTTTGAGCAATAAAGAATGAATTTTACAATATGAAACATGGATCACTATTTTCCGGCATTGGAGGATTTGACCTTGCTGCAGAGTGGATGGGATGGGAGAATGTATTTCATTGTGAAATATCAGAATTTCCACGCAAAATATTAAAATACCACTTTCCAAAATCAATATGTTATGAAGACATCAAAAAAACAGACTTTACAAAACACAGAGGAGAGATTGACATTATTTCCGGAGGATTCCCTTGCCAACCATACAGTAACGCTGGGAAGCGAAAAGGCAAAGATGATGACCGTCACCTCTGGCCTGAAATGCTACGAGTTATTCGAGAGATACAACCACGTTTCGTTGTGGGCGAAAACGTTGTTGGCTTGCTTAGTTGGAACAACGGAATGGTATTCCACGAAATTATTACTGATTTGGAAAATGAAGGATATGAAACACAAGCGTTTCTTATTCCAGCTTGTGCCACGAACGCCCCACACCGAAGGGATAGAATTTGGTTTGTTGCCCACGCCAACAACACAAGAACCAACGAGCGAGTGCAATTTAACGGAGAACGGAAGGAGAATGACGAACAATGGAGAGGACAGTCACAGTCTAAATATAAGGAGAATGGCATCAATGAGATTATTGCCCACACCAATGGCACAAAACAGAGAAACGACATTGGAGAAAACATTGGACAGGAAAGAGAAATATGGAAAGGAAAAGAGAGCAATGTATTTGGAGAATTACGCGGTAATGGGAATGCTACCGACACCGACGACCAGGGATTACAAAGGGGCAAGGTCAACGGAAGCATTAAGCCAATCAGGCAGGACGGAAAAGAACAGCTTGCCAGATGCTTTTCATCAAACTGGCAAAACTTCCCAACTCAATCCCCTATTTGTGGCAGAGATGATGGGATTCCCACCCAACTGGACGGTATTACCTTTTCAAAATGGCGAAACGAATCAATTAAAGGCTACGGAAATGCCGTAGTACCACAAGTTGTTTATCAAATTTTTAAAGCAATAGAACAAAGTATTGCTAAATAATACTATCTTTGATTATTCTTTTGAACGGAGTGCAGCCCTTCAAAGGAATTGGAACAAACCTTTGTTCTAACCCTTGCCCCAGCAACTGCACTTGTTGGGGCATTTTTTTATTTATCATGGAAATATTTAAAGAAATTGCTTATTCTAAATTTTGTTTATCCCGTGGGTTAAATATGGAAAATGATATAGAGATATATCATGGTGACAATAATCAAATTTTACCAAAATTAGATATTGATTTTAATAAGGTAATATTTGTTTCTGACCCTCCTTTTAATATTGGTTATCATTACAATAATTATTCTGACAAAATGAAAGAAGATGATTATTATAATTGGCTATCTAATATTTTTGGCTCAAATAAGCAAGTTATTATTCATTATCCAGAAAACTTGTATAAACACAGTTACAATATAGGTATGTTTCCTGATAAGGTTGTAAGTTGGGTTTATAATAGCAATACTGGAAAGCAACACAGAGATATAGCTTTTTTTGGTTTTAAACCAGATTTTAAAAAAGTACCTCAAGATTATAAAAATCCAACCGATAAAAGAATTGCTAAACGTATTGAGGAAGGTAAATCAGCTAAATTATATGATTGGTGGGAAATTAACCAAGTCAAAAATGTAAGTGCTGAAAAAACAGAACACCCTTGCCAGATGCCTCTTAAAGTAATGGATAACATAATAGGAATAATTCCTGAGGATTATATTATAATTGACCCTTTTATGGGAAGCGGAACAACAGGTTTATCTTGCCTAAGACATAAAAGAAAATTTATAGGTATTGAAATAGATGAAAAATATTTTAAAATTGCTAAAGACAGAATTACAAGTAAAATGCTTGTTTTAAATTTTTAACTCATGAAAGAAAATAGAGATTTTAAAGGTGTATGGATTCCTAAAGAAATTTGGCTAAATACTGATTTGTCTATTATAGAAAAAGTCTTATTAGTTGAAATTGATTCACTGGATAACTCCGATAGAGGATGTTTTGCCTCTAATGAATATCTTGCAAAGTTTGTGCAATTATCTGAAAGTAGAGTTGCTCATATTATTAGCGATTTAAAAAAGAGAGAATACCTTGTTGTTGTGTTTACTGATGGTAGAAATAGAGGACTTAAATTGCATCCACAACAAAGCAGGTTTGCTAAAAATAGCAAAGCAGAATCGCTAAAAACAACAAATCAGAGTAGTCGAAAACAGCAACATAATAATACAGTTAATAATACAGATAATAATACAAATTATAATAGTAGTCAAACACAGTTTGACACGCATGAAAACGAGGAAATTAAAAATCCTTTTACCCGTAAAAAACTTGATGACTTAAGCACAAAAAAAGAAAAAGAAAGAAAAGAAAATTTTGCGCCAAAAGAAAAGAAAGAAAAAGAAGTCAGAGACCCGAACGAAATTTATCAGGCCTACGAATGCTTCTGCTTGTTTCATGAATCTGTAACTAACGTAAAATATCCTAGAACATTAAATGGTAACTTTATTATTAATCCGATTGATTCAAGAAATATTAAATTGCTATTGACCTGGATAAAAACGGTTAGTCAGGATAATCCAATGGATAACCTAAATATATTTTTAAAAGGAGTATGGTTGCTAAATGATAAATACATTAATGCTAATTTTAGTATTGGATTATTGTATCGTCAATGCACATCTTTATACGCAAAGGTTCAAACATTAAACCCGATTACAAGTAAGCAAAAATTGGAAGAACAAAGAAACGCAGAGGCAGCTGAATTTTTGAGGGAGAGATATGGAATTGTTAACTAATAAACTTTATAATATGAATGACTTAAAAAACATTAAACAAGTTGTTGAATTTATTGATTCTAGGATCAGTTTTTATAACAGAAGCCTAAGAGAAGTAGATTCAAAATCATCTACCGCTACAATGGACAAAGCGTATTTTTACGGTAATATGTCCGCACTACTTGACATAAGGGACACTATGACCAAGTTATTAGACCATATTTCTAACCCAACATTATTTTCTCAAGATGAATACGAACTTACCGGCAATAGCAGCCAAAACCAATTCTAGTATTACCCACGTCGAAAGGATTGTAAATCATAGGGAAAACCGCATAATGAAAATTGGTTTTCAAGCAGCCTATTCCCAGGTTTATCAGTTAATTGGTAATATATTTCCTTTGTATGGTATTGATGGAACAAAGGAGTTTTACATGGAAGTTGCCGATCATATTGGTAGGAACTATAAATTAATTGCACCTGAAGAAATTAAAACCGCATTTGAATTATTCTCTACCCAACAGTTGGATTTGGATGAGGATATAAAATTTTACGGTAAAATTAATTTACATACATTAGGTAAGATTATAAATGCTTATATGGTGTATAGGAATAAAATTACCTATCATCTTGATAAGGAAAAACAGGATAGGTTAGATCAAGAAATGATTGACAAAAAAAGGAAAGCATTGACAAAAGATTATGATGCTGACTTTGACAATAAGTTAAAAACCTTTAATAAGACTTTAGAAGAAATACCTATTTTTTGGTATGATGAATGTGTAAAACGTGGTTATATTAATGAATGGAGTATAGGTGAAAAAGAGAAATTATGGGAAGAAGCACAACAAATGGCACTCAATGAAAAACCAGAATCTGAAAATTTGATTGACCGAAAGATACACATGAGAAAGATTGAAGATGGAAATATGCCCAGGGCTAGAGCATTGGCGTACAAATTAGCAGTCTGGAGAAAAGTATTATTAAGGGATTAATATGAATGAAGAACAAAAATATTATTACGAAAAAGTTTTAAATGCCTTTGATAGAGATATTAGGGAACATAATTTATTATTAAGTAAGATAGAAAAACAACTTTATAAACTATCAGTAAATCTGACAGTTGAAGATTGGAAAATAATTAGAGGTAAAGATTATTTTAAATACACACATAGAATGAGTATTCAGGATAAAAGGATATATTTGTTGGAAAGGATTAAAAGTTATTTAAAAGGTCAGTAATGTTTTTTTGTCATTCAATCTGGTTTTAGTGAGGCGTATTTTATGCCTCACTTTTTTTTATATTTTTTTAAATTATTTATATCAAAAATATACTTTGTATTATATTTAATATTATCTTTGATATTATTAACAAAATCAGAAATCATGACACCAGAACAAAGACAAAAAGCAATTTCAGAAGCATTTTATCAAATCTCCATTTACGCAATGGTAACTAACACCCATAGCAAAGAAGGCGCGCATAGGCTGGAATATATGCTAAATATTATAAATCAAATACCCGTAGTTAATGATGTTGATTATAGCAACTTTAATCACAGGTATTATAAAGGCATATTAGAACAAGCCATTGATGACAATAATAAGTTTATCGAAGAACTTAAACTAAAATCTTTACAATGAACGATACTAACCTAATGGTGCTAAATTACCTTTTAGACGTTTACCACATAAAAGATACGTCTGTAGAAGGAGTAGAAAGGGCAATAGATGATATTTTTAACTTTGAAAATATTTTGCCTCAATACAGAAGTCTATTTAATTTAATTATGGTGGAAGCCATAGATTTTGAATTAATCAGCGAAAGATTAACTTTTAAAAAAATGAAAGACCAATTAGACCAATTTTAATCATGGAAGTAGCAAAAATAGGGATAACACCCGCACAAATCGAAACATTAGCACAGGCAGGCGTTATTCCTGCAGGAACACCAGCCCCACAGGTAGAAGTATTTGCAGAAAGTTGCAGGCAGCATGGATTAAGTCCATTTAAAAAGGAAATTTATTTAGTGGCATATAACAGCCGCGACGGAATGAAATACCATACCATTGTAGGTATAGATGGTTTGCAACAAAAAGCCGCACGCACAGGGAGGTTTGCCGGTATAGATGAAGAACAATATAACAGGGAATCAAACGGAACGTACAAAACAGCAAGCGAATTAAAGGCAGCTAAAGAAATGCCTATTTCATGTACAGTGACTGTTTGGGCTATTGTTGGTGGAATCAGATGTCCATTTACTGCTACGGTATTATTTGCAGAATATTATCCTGCTGTTTCATCCGGAAAAGATAGCTATTCAAAAGCCGCAACTATGCCTTTTAATATGATAGCCAAATGTGCCAGGGCGAAAGCGTTAAAAGTAGCTTTTAGTGATGAACTATCAGGACTACACATTGAAGAAGAAAAAGCCGCTTTTGAAGATACTACGATACAAGCTGCGGAAGTTAATCCATCTGTAGAAATTGATGTAGATGAGTTAAGGATTAAAATACTTTCTTGCAAAAATAGGGAGGAGTTAACTTATTTATACAAGTCAAATTCTGGATACAAACAATACGCTGCATTATTTACCGAAATGGCTAACGCCTTAAATACAAAGCCAAATGAATGAAATAACCCATCTTAGTTTTTCAAGACTAAAAGCCCTTTCCCATTCTCCATTATGCCTAAAAAGGTATATTGAACAAACGCGTACATCTACGAAAGCAATGGATGAAGGTACTTTATTGGATTGTGTTTTATTTGAACCTGAAAGTTTTAACGATAGGTTTTTTATCATGCCAGAAGGTATAAAGAAACCAACAAGCGCACAAATTAATGCTAAAAAACCATCGGCCGAAACATTGGAACAAATTACTGTTTGGGAATCAATCCAAATGAGAATTGGTAAAAGAATTGTTATAAATCAGGAACAATACAACGATGCTTTAAATATTGCTAGTGCCGTTATGGATAATACTACTGTCGCATTTAATGGTTTAATGAACATGAATAATTTTCAATTTCAAGTAACCGTTGAATTTTTTTACAAAGGATTTAAACACAAAGGAATCAAAGACGCGGAAGGAGTAGATAGAAATGGTAAACGCGTTATATGGGATTTAAAACGTATGGGTGCCCGTTCTGGTGAACAACTTGTAAGGGCACAAATACGACATAATCAATACGATTTACAAGCCGCTATTTATTGCCACAAATTTGATGAAATAAACGAGCCTGTAGATTATTTTATTATAGCAGTTGATAATGAAGGATATGTAACACCTTTTAGAATTTCCCGTGATGCTAGGGAAAAAGCCAGATGGCAATGGAATAGGCTGATCGCTGCGGCCCACAGAGTAAATATGGAAGGTTTGGATATGGGACCCGAATTTTGGGCAGATAGCGAAGGATTTTTTGACTTTTAAAATAAATAATCATGAACGAACAAGAAAAAGAAACATCCTTAAAATATTTTTACGAAAGAGTTCTTGAATCGTTTGAATATAACACTGACGAATATTATGCAATTACTGATGCTTTGAATGAGGCTTGGATAAAGTACGAAGAAGAAGGGATTGAAATTTATAAAGAAGGTTATAAAAAAGGCTACGAAGAAGGTGTAAAATATACCGATGGACTTATCAGCGAAGAAAGATTCCCATTTTAAAAACAACCAAATGAAAGAGTATAATGCAAAGATGTTAGAAATAAAGGCATTTTGCGAAGAAATAAACGCATGGATTAGCACTGCTCCGAGTGCCGAAAATTTGGATGAATGCGACGAATATTTACGACAATTATCTGCTTATTATTCTCGATATACGGTTATATCTGGCATGAATGAAAGTATCTATTCTTATCTTATGATGACTTGCATTCGTGATATGCCAGAGGAGGAGTACAAAAGAGTTAAGCACTCCTCCACATTAACCGATTTTTATGTGAAAGGGAAATACCCGAAGGCTACGGCAATCTTTGAACAATGTCGAGCGGTTCAAAAGTTATTATTAGTAACTTCCGATAATTATCGAACTTTGTTAAGTAGCTTTCGGCAGGAAAGAATATTAGTAGGTCACATGACTACATAAGATATTTGCAGACCTCGGGTTTAGGTAAATGTTATTTTCCCCTTAATTAAACATTTCTTTTAGCCTAAATGCGTCAGAGGATGAATTGGCAGCCTGGAAATAGACAGGCAATTAGCAAGGTGGCGGAATTGGTTAACGCAGTGTATGGGTCGCAACCATTGGGATTACTTGTTCCAACAAACAAACAAGTTTGCAGGTTCGAATCCTGCCCTTGCTACAAAACTGATACCTAAGTGATTGACACAAAAAGCTATTGTGTAAAGTATTGACAGCACGGAAAGACGGCACTTTTAAAACCATATCGTTGACGTCAACAAAATGATAATCATGGCAATAGAAAACATTTATGACAAATATTTTAAAAATTCAGAACTAAGCGTTGATGAACTAATAAAAGCATCGGGCAGGAATCCAGACTATGACGAAAACAAGGCATTTAGGACAAATGAAAATAAACTACGCTACGACCTTATCCCACCATTGGCAAACCGCGAATATGCCAAAGTATGGACACAGGCATTAGGAAAATATCCGGAGGGTAATTGGGAGAAGGGAATGCCATGGACAGAGGTAATAGCCTCCGCTATGCGTCACTTGGAAGCGATAAGGCTAGGTGAGGATATAGATGCAGAATCAGGACTACTCCATGCTGCACACTTGCAATGTAATGCTGCAATGCTGACTGAATATTATTTTACTAAACAAGATTATGATAACCGTAAAAAGTACGACAAATGAAACAAACAGCAGTTGAAATTTTAGAAATAAGTTTACTTGGCATTGTTTCTTTTGATTCAGAAGTATTTAGAAATAAATACAAAGAAAGTTTTAAAATTGCCAAAGAAATGGAAAAGGAGAATACTATTAATGCTCATGTAACTGGATTAATTGACCCTTTAATAATGAAAAACTACAAAGGACTTTCAGTTGATGAAATTAAAGTAGAGATAACAAAACAAGCTGAAGAATATTACAACGAAACTTTTAAAAACGAAACAAAATGACTAAACAAACAGCAGTTGAATATTTATTAGAAGAATTTAGTGCAATTATTGGAAGAGTTAATTTTACAGTTACTCAAGACTTATTTATAAGAGATGCCGTTATAAAAGCCAAACAAATGGAAAAGGAGCAGATAATCAAAGCCTATGATGAATCAAATAAACGATTATGTTTACAATGCACTGATTTTAAAACTGGAATAAAATATTACAACGAAACTTTTAAAAACGAAACAAAATGAAACTATATACAGAAGACCAAGTAAGACAGGCAATTAAAAAAAGTAGAAGTATAAAAAACAAAGACGGAGATGTTTTTGATTATTATTTTTCAGATGATGAAGCAATTGATTTTTTGACACCAATAGAATTTCCTAATTACAAAGAAATACACAAACAAGCTCAAGTTGTTGAGAGGTATCATGAATCAATGTCACTTGAAGAAAGTTGTGCATCAATGGGAAGATTTCATGGATTTTTTCATGGCGTTTATTACATAATGGAAAAATTGCAATATTTTGATTACAACGAAACTTTTAAAAACAAAACAAAATGAGTAAACAAACGGCAGTTGAATGGTTTAATGATGAAATAATAATTCATTTAAATTTTGACCAAAGATTATATCTTAAAGATATTTTTAAACAAGCTAAAGAAATGGAAAAGGAACAGATAATGGAGGCTTTTGAAGATGGCAATGAACAAGGTTTTCTTTGCAAAGAAGGAATTGAATATTACAACGAAACTTATAAAAAAATAGAGACAAAATGATTTTAACAGACAAAACAATCATTGACGAAATTGCATTGAAAAACATCGTCATTGAGCCTTTAATAGAAGCAAACATTGGGACTAATAGTGTTGATTTAACGTTATCCAAAACTTTGTTAATGTACACCGACCATGTTCTTGACGTCAGGAAAAAGCCCCAAACGGTTGATATTATTATTCCCGATGAAGGATTAATTTTAAAGCCCGGTATCCTTTATCTTGCATCAACCGTCGAATATACGGAGACACTTCGCCACGTTCCAATTATTCAAGGCAAATCATCATTAGGTAGGTTAGGTTTATTTGTCCACATAACCGCAGGTTTTGGAGATGTGAATTTTAAAGGACATTGGACATTGGAGCTTGCGTGTATCCAGCCTGTCAAGATTTACCCGGGCATGAAAATAGCACAAATATGCTACCATGACATTTCAGAAATGCCATACACCGATTACGCATCAAAAGCCGATGCAAAGTATAAGAATCAGGGAAGCGATCCAGTAGCTTCAAAAAACTATTTAAACAAATAGATATGACACCTGAGGAAAAAAAAGCATGGAAGTCGGAGTACATGAAAAAATACTACCGGAACATGAATGATTATCAAAGGGAAAAAAGGCGATTGAAAAATCTTGAAAACAAAAAAAGGATATACCATGAAAATAAAACAACGTGCAAGAATAAAAATTACGACAAACACAAATCTTATAGGTTGAGAAATGCTGATAAAATCAAGGCTTATCAAGAAGAATATCGTAAAAAACAAAAACAAAAAAAGAATCATGTTAACGCAGAATGAAAAACAAAAATTGATTAAGGATTTGGCTCTCATCATTGTAGCCGCTGGAGGGTTGTTAACTCTCGCTTATGCCATTTACTTTATTATTGACACTTTAAAAAAATGGTACTGATGAAATATGAAATAAAATACAATGACAGGCGAATGATTATTGAGGCTGAAAATGTCGAAAAGGCGCTGGAGCAATTTAAAGAGCTAAAAATCGACGTTCAAAACTTTGAGATTAGTATATCTAAATTTGGACAATCTAAAGATTAAGTTGTTAAAAGTATTGTTGTTTTCAATCCCATATCTTTCGGTGTGGGATTTTTTTTTAAATAAATACATAAATATTTTTTTATATAATTATTTATACATATTTTTACAAAAGAAACAAAAAAACATTTTTATTATCACTAAATTTTAACAAATGGAAAAGCAAATTTACACCGTCATGTACTTCGGTAACGCTACAATCTATCAGGATTTATGCGAAGAAGTGGCTGCCTATTCTAAGAGGCACGCTGTTGAAAAGATATACGCAAAAATGCGTAACGAAGATTATTTCCCAGATGATTTCTTCCTATGGGGAGGGCTTGTTAAGGATTGCGACGGCAATGTTATTGCAGACAAAAGCGACGAAACTATCGAGTATGATGGAGGCTATTTTTATGCAGAACTAAAAATAGTTGAATAATGAAAGAGCCAATAATTGAGACATACGTCCCACAAAATAAACGTTTACCTTATCAAATAGCTGCTGGCTTAGGTGTTGCTTTTGTTATTGGGTTGATTTATTCCCCAATAAATACCCAATACAATTATACTTCCTTTGTTCCTTTAATTCAAAGGGACACAGTTTACGTTCACAAAATTACATCTCTCACTATCCAGGGCAAAGATGAAAAAAAGGAAATAGATGAAAGCGCCTACGGATCTCGCTCGTATGGCTGGGAGGTGCGCAAGTTATCCGGTGAACAACTCAGGCAAACATTGGAAGGTAGAGGCTTTAGGAATTTAAAAGGAGTTGATAGGTCTAAATTACGTCGTATATACCTTGCTTATTGCTATGAAAGTATGCTAATGAACGTACACCTTTTAACCGACTTCCCTATTTCAATGATTTATTCTTTTTTTATCATTGAGGCAACTAGTCAAGGAGTTGAAACAGAACTTTGGAGAAAGCACGCCAACGCTGGAGGGGTGAAAGCTCTAAAAGGGCAACAAACTGTAACCTATAGAACTCGTGAAGTAATTCGTGGTAAAAACAGATATATCCGCGCTAAATTTATGAAGGCAGCGAACACCGAAGAAGGTATGAAACTTTGGGCAGGAGTTTTAAATTCTGGTAGATACGCTGCTTGTAAAAAAGCAAATTATAAATTAAAGGGAATGAGATTATATGAATCTATTTGTAAGTGTGTTTACAAATCTGGTTATCACACAGATAGAGATTATAAGTTCCGTGCATCTTTAATGCAAGAATATTGGGACATTAAAACAGAAAATTTCCCATTAAAAAAGAGAACAAACGAATTTTAAACAACAAAACAAACAACCAAATGGAAAAGAATTTTAACAATTTGCAGTTTAAGTGGACTTTTGAAAGCATTAGCGATAATATTCCAACGATTATGTTGGCTACGATTGTCCTGACTTATGGCATTAATGCCTATTTAACGGCTATCTTTCTGCCAATAGATTTTTGGTTAGCTATCATCGCTGCTAGTATTTTACAATTAGGGCGTTTTGCAGTCGTTTTTATGGACTTTTTAAACCCTACTAAAGGTAGAAGTACCTATCCACCTAAAATAGCATTAGGAGCGACGATTGTGGCTTTAATTGAAATCTTTTTTGGTTTACAAGAACATTATGAGGGAGGTGAATTTATAACAATGTTTCTTTTTGTTGGAACAATTATTGTTTTTGGCTATCTTTTGGAAATAAATTTTGTCGATAAAGGTGTTGAAGCGTATGGCATAAACGAAACAAAGATTATAAGAAGGAGAAAACGTAGAACAATTATTAAAAATGTCCAAGAAGATTTTCCTAAACAAGTTAGACGTAATATTACATCATTTCAATTATCATTATTTTAATTATGGAAAAGGAATTTGTAAGCTACGAAATGGCTTTAGCACTTAAAGAATTGGAATTTAATGAGCCTTGTTTTACATATTATTACAATGTTTCTAGTAATTTAAGAACAAATATATCAGTAGATACAAACAATGGTTGGACATACTTTCCCAATAAAAAATCAATTATTTTAGCTCCGACATTTTCTCAATCATTTAGATTTTTTAGAGAAAAATACAGTTTAGAAGGCGCAATTTATAGGTTAAATTTTAAATGGGCTTCTCAAGTTTTTAATATTGAAACAAGTACATATTGCTTTATACCTGAATTGTTTGAAACTTACGAAGAAGCTGAAATTAATAGTTTGCAAAAAATGATTAAAATGGTTAAAAACAAATGAGGACATTAATAGGCGTTGACCCAGCGTTAAGATTAAACGGAATGGCTGCCTGTTTTATCATGCCAGATAAAGAAGTTGAATTTAAAAGGTATAAAAGGTTTTTGGATTTTTTAAAAGATTCTATTTTTTGGAAAAATTTAGGTAATCCTGTTGTAATAATAGAAGATTCTAGCCTTCAAAATATTACCTTTAATAATTCAACAAACAGAGCTATTTTGTCCCGTATGTCCCGAAACGTAGGCATGAATCAGGGAGCCTCCCGAATAGCCTATGAATGGATTAAAGATAATGGCTGCGAAGCTTACAATATTTCTCCGGAACAAAAAGGTAGAAAATGGAGTAAAGAAATGTTTTTAAAAATCTTCGAACGCGAAGGCTACACATTTGAACCAGATTTTAAACCAGCTAAGATTAGTCAGGATGAAATAGATTGTTTTACTTTGGCGTTACAAGCTAAAAATTATCAAAAACATGAAAAAAGGTATTGAAATAATTGATGGTATTGAAATTACCACATGGAAGGAAATTGAAAAAATTTCTAAATTATATCCCAGGCCCATTAGATACGCGGAAGGAACACAGGCTAGAATATTTTTACTTAAATTTTATCTTGAACCTTTAATGAAAGATGAAAATTCACCTATGAATATGATGGATAAAGGCAGAATGCTAACTATAGCTTATAGGATTTATAAAGAATCAATGGGTGATGTAACAAAAGATTTAGCATTAACTGTAATAAAAAAAATTATAAACTAGGAATTGATTACAATTTGTTAATTAGTGGTAAATAGAGGGTTAGCAATAAAGCTAACCCTTTCCAATTAAAACAATATTACTCCCTGTGATATAACATAATCGGCAACTGCTCTAGCATGACATAAAGCTAAAGTATTTTGAAAGTTTGGGTCAAACATTATTTTTGCATCATGAAAATTTGTAAAAAACCCGTTTTCTGATAAAACAGAAGGCATTGAAGTTTTGGTTAAAACGTAAAATCTTTCTTCTTTATCGTGATCGCCGTCACTTAAATCAGAACGATACATCCAATTAGGATAGGCTTTTTTTACCTCTTTATATAATAAATCTGCATAAATATCAGACTGGGTTTGTCCTAGTGATGTGAAAACCTCCCATCCCCTAGCACTTTTATTTTCAGCAGCATTACCATGAATACTTAAATATATTGAACCTTTATAATTTTTAGCTGCAAAGTTAGCTTTTTGTACTCTTTTGCTTAAAGGCGTATCTATTATTTCGTCATAAACTTTCATTGTAATTATTCCCCAATCATTTAAATATTGTTCAATGAGATTAACGACTGCTCTATTAAACACACCTTCAAAAAACCAACCATAAGAATGAAATTTGCCATTGTTGTGTTGGCTACATTTTGATGGGAAAGTAGTATAACCATTAGGTAATTTTACTTTAGGATTAATACCACCATGTCCAGCATCTAAAAATATACAAAATTCTTTTTTGTCCATAATTTTAATTTTTAAGGGGAATAGAAATCAATCTACTCCCCTCGGCACTAAGGTAGCAATTCTTCTGCGCCTATTTCTTTACAAACGAAATCCGATAAGTGAAAAAGCTGCGGAAATTAATGAAAATTTGGGAGGTACTTTTACTTCTATCGTTTTCCCAGCACACTCTCTTGATGTCTCCTTAATCTTGTCCCAAATTATCTGGGCAAGTTGAACGTATTCCCTCCACGTGAATTTCACTTTGTTGCCCTCTAAATGAACATTTATCTCCGAAGCAAGCTCCGCAAAGTTCATCGAATAACAAGCAATGTCACCCATCGGTGATTTTATCCCATCTGCATTTTTCAATGCTTCTTTTAAATTAGTCTGCATGATTATTTATTTTAACGATTAAAAAAACGTGTGATTAAAACGCCCAAGTTTACGCCTGTAATGCGCTTTATATTTTCCGCAATAGAATATAGCTCCACCGTCGCTATCAAGAACGCTGCCATATACGTTATGTTGGGAAGGCTAAATGTATTTCTTGCACCCTCGAAAATAAGGATACCACAAAAATAAACGACAATCTTTTCCATCGTACGGTAAAGCCCTTTACTATTTATCTTTTGCTGTTCTTTCTTTGCTGCGATTATTCCAGTTCCCATGTCTGCGAAAACCACAAAAATTGTAAAAATTAAAAATCCTTTAATCGGTATAAAGAAAGAAAAAATATAACCACAGCAAATGGCATACGTTATTTTTTCCCATCCAAGGTGCAAAAAGTTGATTAACGTTGTTTTCATCGCGTTGCAGATATTCTTCGGAGGTTAATTTTACCATCCTGTGAAACGTATAATTTTCGCCCTTCATCCCAATACAAATCAAGAAAGCTGCCTGTCGTTGGATAGCTTGTAAGTCTTATCATATTCTTTCCAAAACCAAACATTGTTTTAATCGTTGCGCCTTCCACCGTGTATCTTAGCACCTTGTTTGCCGTGATGGTAAAGGAAATAGGTACGTTATTAATAACCCATTTAAATTTATTATCTGAAAGAAATTCAAATGTTTGAACACCTAATGTATCTATTGGACTTTTGCCCGTGATGGCAATAATTCCAGCATTTTCCCTAATTGCTCCCGTTGTTTCTTTGCCATAAAAATACGAGCCGTTTACAAAGTTAGCAAAGCTATTTGCTGTGCTTTCAAATTTCTGCAAAGCTGATAAGTAAAATTGAGCCGTATCACCAATGATAGTAACTTTTTCGTAGTACGAATCATCATCGTACTCAATGCGATTTAAAAGGTAAAACTTGCTATTCTGTGAAATAACATAAGCGGTATCAAATACTTGATTTTGAGCCATTGTAAAGGTACAGTAAAACAAGGCTATGAAATAAATAATTCTTTTCATATTTATAATTTATTTTGTTACGAATACTTTAAATAATGCTGAGGCTGGGTCAACCGTTCCGATAGAATAATTATTAAATCTAACTGTTACAGTGTTCGCTGCTGATACCCACGCGGAATAAAAGGTATTTGCATTTACGGCAGCATTTGGCACACCAAGGCTAACAACGTCACCGTCTGCCGCGCCTGTTACTGTTATTGTTAAATCAGCTGATAACATAGTTAATGTTGAAGGAAAATTAAGGGTTGCCGAACCTGTTAAACCGTGGTTTACCGTGTGGCGTGTTGTGGATGGGGAAAATAATAAATTTGTTCCGTTAAACTCCATTGCCCCGGCCTCTGGAGTTGTAAGATTTGTACCACTTGTAAATTTTAAAGGTGCGGTTGAGGCTGTGGCGGTACCTGCTTTCAAATGCAAAACGGCGGTGGGAGTTGTTTGTCCAATGCCTACGTTGCCAGTCGAATTTAAACGCATTTTCTCTGTGCCAGTTGTTGTTGTATTTGCGCCAGTCCAAAAAACAATATCTGTGGGAGAATCATAAATACTTGATGATCCACCAAAATTAAGTGTATTAGTTGGAGTTGAGTTAACTGATCTAAATACCATAATATCTTTGCCATTGCCATAAGACGGAGTGACAAATTCCCCAGTCTTTAATGTATTAATATCTCTCCTGCCAGTATTCTCAAAAGTTTCGCCAATTCTTAAAGCATTATCTAATATGTCTAATTTATATATAGCATTTGTAAGTCCTATACCAACATTTCCACCAGCCTCATAAATTACACTGGTATCAAAAATTCCAGTTGAATTTATACGAATTAAGTAATTATTTGGACTTAATAAACTTGTACCCGTCCCACCATTTGCTACAGGCAAAACACCCGTTAATCCTGATGAAATAGATCCACCAACACGCAACCACGAATTACTTACCGCTTTTTTATAATGCCATTGAATATTTGTTGCCGTGTCTAAGATGATATAAGCCATTGTGTCAACTGATGGCTTGCGCGTGGTATCAGCGGCAAGACCCCGCCACACCAGCCCGTCGGCACTCGTTTGTTCACCGAGCGTTATCTTTTGGTTTCCGTTGCCTTGATACTGTGCCAAGGCAAGGCAAGGAAAAAGGAGGAGGAAAAGGAGTTGTTTCATGTTTATGTTTTTGTTGTTTACAATGCGCTTCCTGTTGAAATGATATACCAATTTGTGCCGTTACTTTGTACGGTTATCCATCGCTTGGCAGCAATAGAAGATTCAGCCGCACCGTCTATTCCTAATGGTCTTGCATTTGAATAAGAGCCACTTGTATTTAAAACAATGCTTTGGTCTGACCTCAAATTTGTAATTGTTAAAATCCTTCCAACTGTAAAGCCAGATACGTCCGCTGGGTCAGGAAGCAAAATATAAGCAGTGCCAGATGAACAGTTATTTACATAATTGCCAGTGCTTGTTCCGATTAAATTTGGCGATCCTGAAGAACCGCAATTTGTGGATATTGTAATTGGACTTGAAAATGTACCGTTGTTTTTTATTGCACCTAATTTTACGTCACTACTTGCCATGTCAACAGTTGTGCCATCTTCAAATATATTACTTCTTTTTATTCCAGCTCCAATGTTATCACTAAATTTAACAAGATAGTCTTGCAAAGGATCAGTAACGCTTAAAGTTTTGTAATTTGGAATGTTTAAAGTTTTATTTATCAATGTTGCTGCATTGCTTGTTCCAAATGTTGTTAATTTTATAGTATCAGATAAATTTAATTTAGCTGCAAATCTGGAAGTTAAGTTTAAAGAAGTTGTATCAGCATCCCTAAAGTAAGGTAATAACATATTTGTAGTATCTGCCTTTCTCAAATAAGGCAAAAGCATTGAAGTTGTATCCGCACTTGTTAAAACATTGTTTCCATTTTCGGTTATATCGCCAGACACCGCCAAGGTTGAGCCAAGAGTTGCTGCGCCTGTGGCATTGAGAGTGCCGTTGATGTCTAATTTATAAGACGGTGTATCGTCGTTTATTCCAATATCACCATTAAAATTAATATAAAGTCTATTTGTATTTTGCGAACCAATGCCAGAGGTATAAAAAGCAAGTGAATTATTTCTTGTATCGCCACCTTGATGTGCATAATTTCTCATTCCGCTTCCAAAAGTAGAATATTCGCCTGCAAATAATTTATTAGCTAAAAAAACATTTGCTGAGCTTCCAATTAAATTTGAATCAGGAAAAACCATTATTGTTCCGCCTCGAAAAGCAGATGAAATATTGGTTAAATTTTCGCCTATTCCAACATCAAAAGGAATGTAAGTTGTTTTTGCAAATGTGTTTAAATACTTTGCGTATAAATCGCCTGTCAATGTTCCCCCAGTCAACGGCAAATAAGTTGAAGCTGCTGAAGATGTGGTAAGGTAACTTGAATTATCATACGTTATACTTGTTCCGCTTGCTTTGATAAAGCCAGTGCCGCTGAGGGTGTTTTGCTTTGCCGAAAATCTGGAGGTAAGGTTTAATTGAGATGTGTCAGCATCCCTAAAGTAAGGAGTGAGCATGGAAGCGGTGTCGCTTATATTTAATTTAGCCGCAAATCTCGAAGTTAAATTTAATAATGATGTGTCGGCTCTCCTTAAATATTTCGATAACATTAAAGTTGTATCAGCTTTCCGAAGGTATGGCACCAACATATTTAAGGTGTCCGATAAATTTAATTTAGCCGCAAATCTGGATGTGAGGTTTAATTGAGATGTGTCGGATTGAGTAAATAAAAACGAGGTATCAGTATAATTTAATTTAGCCGAAAATCTGGAGGTAAGGTTTAATTGAGATGTGTCAGCATCTCGAAAGTAAGGTGTAAGCATGGAAGAGGTGTCAAATCTTGTAACTAATAAATTAGTATCTGCAAGTAATGTAGATGAAGTAATAGATAATCCATTACCTAAAGTAAATTTACCAACAGAATTAACACCTCCAGTTAAATCTATTCCAAGAATAGCTGTGGGAATTGGACTTGTATTATTTAAATAAAATAAAGAATCTGCTGTTAATCTATGTTTAAAAACTTTACTTCCACTAAATAATTGTGCTGTTGTACTTACAATACCTGATTGAACATCAGAAGCTGACAATATTGATAATGTTCTATTTGCGCTTAAATTTCCACCTCCCTGTAATGGAGATGTGGTATTTATAGTTATTGTACTATTAGCAGGTGTAAATCCTAAAGCATTTTGTTTGTTATTAAATGTAGTCCAATCTGTAGATGTTAAATAACCATTTACACTTCCAGTTGCTGCTAACATACTTATTTCTGGAGTAGTAGTATTATTTATTATTGACATTGGAGTACCAGCTGCTACATTTACGCTTGTTACTGTACCTGCGCCAATGGCACTTCTAAAGGAAGCTGCTGATAATGCAGTGACTGTGTTATCTGCATTAAATCGAGGGAAAGAAATAGTAGATGGATTAGTTAAAGTAAACATTGATTGTCCAATCGTTGTGCCTCCTAAACTTGTTCGACCTGTAGATGGAGTAAGTCCAGTACTGCCTCCGTCCCATTTTAACCTATCGGTGAATGCTGTGTTCCAATTACTTGAATTATTTGGAATAGATGAAGCCCAAGTACTGCCAGTGCTTAATGCTATTCCTGCCTCTGGATAGATAGGATTTTGAAATACTCCCGTACCCACTGAACCAATGCCGGAAACAGTGACCACCGTGTAATTAGCACCTACTTTAAAGGAGTTGGTAACAATAGTAATTTTATTCGTATCAGTTAAATTGTATTGGTCATTGATAAGTAGCTGACCATTCCTAAATACTAAAATATATTGTTTTAATTGAATAGGAAATTTTGGCGTTACCGTCCAAGTCAATACGCTTGTTGTGGCTGGTGCGTATTCTTGTTTTAAAATCTTTATGGTATCATTCCCAATAGCAACGTCAACAATAGAATCTCTTATTCTTGAAAATACCACGGCTGAATCAAGAACCAATGTTCCTGTTGAGGTAATAGTTCCACCTGTTAATCCGTAGCCAGTCGCAACACTTGTAACTGTGCCAGTGCCTTTAGCATCTATTCTATTGGACAATGAAACCGTATCGGTTGTATTTAATTTACTTGCAAATCTTGTACTAAGGTTTAATAAACTTGTATCCGTCAACTCCATTAAAACAGATAAATCAGCCGAAACCGTGCCAGTCGTCGTAATTGGATTTGGCGAAACAATGATTCCCGTGCCGCCTGAAATTGATGTTAAACTTCCCGATCCTCCGCCACTTCCTGCACCTCCACCACGAGGAAAAATAACCGTGTAATTATCATTGACTTTGAATGACGAAACTGCAATTACTACGCTTGTTGACGTTGGTATTGTGTATTGCGAAGGCAATAAGATTTGTCCGTTGCGATACACTTGAACGACGTTAACTCCCCCAGGTATCAAAGTGTCACTTTGTGTCCATGTCAAAGTTGAGGATGAAACATTTGTAAAATCCTGTCTTGCGTATAACCTTCCTGTTGTGTCCGCATACGCTTTGGTTGCGTAGTTGGAAAGCATGAAAGCCGTATCACTTACTAAAAGTGCGGCAGTTGTATCTCTCCATAATCCACCTGAATAATATAAACTTGATTTTTCCACGGGTGATGAAATAGCAACGTCATGAAGCTCTGATAATTTATAACCCGATGCTACTCTTATCGCTATTGTTCCGTTGTTTGAAGATGAATTGACACAAAAACCAATAGGCATATCAATGTTAGGCGCAACAGGTTCAATGTCAGTCCAAACACCTGCCACCGTTGGCGATGGGTAAAGAATTGCACCAGCCGCAAAGGTATCGGTATTAACTTGCCTTATTTTCCCAAATGAAATAACATAACCGTCTTCACCATCAGTTAAATCATGTGCCGTTATTCCTAATAAATACTTTGCATCTATTGATCCGTTAGCAATAAACTTATCAACGGTTATTCTACCACTTGCGCCCACCGTACCACTAGCATATACAATACTATTTTTTGTTATTGTTGAGCCTGTTTGATTTTTAACTAACCAAAAGTTTTTAAATCCTAATTCATTTGGCACTTGATCATACATTCCTAATGCAACCGTTCCTAAATCAGAATCCCATCGCATTTTTGCCGTTTCTACATTATTTGTAGGAACACTTGTATCAAAAAATAAACTATCAATAGGCTGTGTAAAAGCACCACTACCTACTAAAATGCTATCCCAATATGTTTGTCTCCAAACAAATATAGTACCTCTAACAGAATCTAAAAGTAAATAAGCTTTAACATTTTTATCTACATAACTTGAAGGCTTTGTTATTGTATCGTTTGAACGACCTCTATAAACCAGCCCGTTACCGGAAGTCTGCCAACCTAAACGCTGCTTATTACCTGTCAATGGATAGGGAATAGAATCAATGGATGCATAAGATATTCCTGCTACTAATAAAAAAACAATAGCAAGACCTTGCCGTTTATTTCCTACTTTGTTTATAACCTTTTTGCCGACGTTAAGAAGAAGGTCGCGCACTAAAGTCAATGCAACGTCTCCTATAGCTTTTAAAAACTTTCTTTCTTTTTTTGGCTTTATTTTTTCCATTATATTATTATAAAAAATACAACATAATTTGAACCATCATAATGTGTATTAGCATCAATAGTTATTATTGATCCTGCAACAGAAAATTGACTGGTAATTAATTCCTGGCCATTTTGGAAAAGTAATAGCTGCTCTAAATTTGAAGGTAATACACCACCATTTTTAGTAATAGTCAATGATGCAGTAATACTATTTAAAAAGGATTCTTTAAAGACTTTTGTAACGCTACTATTTTGCGTATTTGGTTCACTATTTGTCGGCGTAATACTACCAGTTCCTGCAACACCACCAGCTGAATGATTAGATGTTCTTCCTGAATCAAAATTTAAACCACGATACAATACTGTTTTTTCTGTATAACCCATTATGATTGATCTATAATTTGTACAAATGTACCACTTACTATATCTGTTAGCAAATCTAAATTAGCACTTTCCATAACGTATGTTAAACCATCTGTTTCAATAGCTTTATGCGGATACCAAGGTTCGTCAATATCTAGCATTTGAAATGACATATTAACCATTTTCTTTACAGGAAATAATTGACCTTTAATAATTTCATTTACTAATAACTGACTTATATTTTTGCCATCACCAGTATTACCTACCCTCCAACCAGTACCATCAGTAATTTGCCATGAATTAGAATCATTTTTTACACGAATTGCACCAGGCGATCCTAATGAAGGCCCATCACCAATAAACACTCTTTTTTTAACACTTATACTACTTGTGTCATTATTAAATGAGCCAAACACAACAACGTCGTTTTGACCATTTAAATTACCTGCTGCCAAATGTTCCATGAACAAATTTCCTAACTCATAGAATTTAAGATAGCTTGTTAGTAAATCAGTATTATTTGCCGTTTGAACTCTTGTTAACATAAATCTTATTCCAACATCTCCACTTTCTGGCATTTGAGGGCTTGTCCAATTTACAATTATATTATCAACGCTTCCACCATTTGCAGGTAATGTAGTTGACCCACCTGGAATAACAAATTTATAATAATTAAATGATTGTTCCCATGATTGAGCAGTAAATGTGTGCTGAAAACCATTATATGAAACTTCTCTTTTTAGCCAATATTTTACATGATTTACTTTAACATAATTAATTTTACCCCTAAATGATGTATTTGGATCAAATGTTAATTGAGCAGTATTTATACAAACAATTCTTTCATAATATTCTCCTGATACATTTATACTTACTGAATCTCCTCCCATTTTAAGTGAAACTGATCCTGCGTCAACTTCAATACCGAATGATACATAATAAGTTTGACCTGATACTGGAGTAAAATTGGTATATACTAAATTTCCTGTTGCGTTTATTGCATTAGCATACCCTAAGGCATCTCCATTATTATCAGAAAAAAACCATCCAGAACCTAAAGTCCATGTTGTAATTTCAGGAGGCCGGTTTGCAGTTAAAAAATCAATTAAGTTTACCACAATAGGCCGTAATTCAATTACAAATGCACCTTCAACAATATGTTCGGCAATAGGCGATACCCCAACTTGACTATCGCGATATTTCATTACGCTTGTATAAGTTATTACTGCCTCATTGTTATTATAATCTAAATCTTTAGCAGTAAAAAATTCTGTTGCTAAATTATTAAATATTTTACCGGACAATAAATTTACACTTGCAATATGTTCATATTCAATATCCAAATCTTTTATATGGCCATAGTAACCCCATCTACCAGATGCAAGTCTAATTAATTTAGTATTTACGTCGCTATTGTCGTTTATAATAGATGTTTGGAAACTACTTTGTTGTAATAAAGTGGATGTTAAATAATAAATATTTATAATTACAGCTGAATTTAAATAGCTATTAGGCTGAACCATAAAAAATTTTCTATCACTAAAAAAGAAACGCATACCTAATGGTACCATCATTCTTTTTAAAACATCATAGCACTTCATATAAGTGATATTGTCTTTAGTGTCGATAGTGTAAAAAACTTTATGATTAACTCTCATTCTAATTAAAGGATCAATACTGGATGAATAAGTCCAACTATCCTCATGCCAATTAAAAGCTGTCGCCAAAACACCTGTATTTGTTCCATAAATTGACGGAACGTAAGTTATTTTTTGTAAACAATTATTTACATGATTAATAATAGTATCATCGCCCTGGTAAACATTGTAACCATCAGGTTTATAATCTATTCCTTTTAACCAACCAATACCATCAACTGCATTTATATCATAGAAATATCCAACCGATAATGAAACATCATCATATTCAACAAGATCTGCTAAAATATAACCATACCAATAAAAGTTAGGTGCATCACCTGTATCATAACCTGTTAATCTAATTGTAAATCTACCTTCTGGACTGACTAAAAAGTCTGTAAGAAATTGCTCTTTAACATTGTCGTTTATTAAAATAGTAAATTTAAAATTAGACGCTATAATTGGCGCATATCTTTCCAATCCATTTTCTACATCTGATTGCCAAGTTATAGAAGCATTTATAACATCAACTGTACTTGTAACACCTGAAAAATTAGCATCATCTATAACAAGATAATATTTACGACCTTTTTCTGAATAAAATGTAGAAGTATATCGTGCTGCCATTATCTTATTCTTGTATTTACATTTCTTGCTTTTTCCATAATAACCAATAAATCACTTCCGGCAACTCTTGTAGTTAATACGTAAGGATCCCCTCCACCTACATCACCTAGCATACTTTTCAATTTAGATAATGGAGCAATTACTTCTGGGTCATAACTTGCACCACGATTATCTCCTACAGTTGCTAAAGTAGGGCCAAATGCTAAACCTCCTTTTGCAAGCTTTACTGAATCCATTTTTGATTTTAAAAAGGATACAGCAGCAATTCCTAAACCTATAGCCAACATCGTACCAAATGGCCCTGTTCCATCAACTATTGATTTTTTAACCATTTCAACTAACAGTAATTGCAATGCAGCATTTACAGCATCTAACATTACACTTACAAATGTTTTTCCAAATGATAATATTGCATCTTCTCCACTTGCTAAGGCAGTTCCCAATGCTACAAAACTTTCAGCTAAAGCATTACCTAATTTATCGCTTAATGCGTCTCCTACGCTATTTATAGCATTTTTTAAACCTTTAAAAGCATCTGTTAATGTGTAAATTGATTCTTTTGGTACATTCTTGATATTATCATAATATTCTTTTACAGCTTTTTTGCCTTCATCTAATAATCTTTGATTAATTAAACCTTGTAATTCACCACCAGCAAGAGCATTTTCTATAGATGGTGTCATTATGTCTAATGTTTCTTTTTTTGCATTTATATCAACATTCCTGTAATCAGCTTGTGTTTGTTCTGGATTTATCAATGGTTTAAAATCAGTCCAAGAATCTATTTTTTCAAGTTCTTTAAGAGCAGATACTACAGCTTGAATTTCAAATTTAATAGACCTAATTTGTTTTGCTAATTCCTCTGCACCATCCGAATTTTTACCATAAAGTAAAACTTGATCTTCATATTGTTTTTCAAGATTTTTTAAAGTTTCTTGTAATTGCTCATATTTTGTTTTTGCCTTATCTAATCCACTAGAAGTTTCTGTATCGCCAAATAATTCTTGATTTAAAACAGGAACTACACCAATTAAATCTTGTAATTCTTTACTTGTTTTTTTCCAAGCTTCCTCAATAACTACACTTTCTTTTTTTACTTTTTCAAGTTCATTAT